TCTTGGTGTTACTAGGCCAAACATAACCCCACCTATCGACTTAGGGTCACCTAAAATGTAGAGCCTATTCCAATTAATCATATCCCTACTCCGATAATATAGTTCAGACCAGCAAGCACAGAACCACCAACTCTACCAGACACATCGATCGGTGCAATAGAGTTGGTATATCTGCTGTAAAAGACAAAGTGGATCATATCCCATCGCCTAGTAAGGATACTAGCTTGAAAGGGTCGATTGAACCCCACCGCTTGTTCTGATACTTTGAAATCATCAGCAAAGCTGGCATGTTCAGCTTGTCGAGATCAAGGACTAATTCTTTCATCTTTTCATTCGGACTCAGCATAGAATTTTAACCTCTTGACTCTACCCACATAGATCATCTTTGACGCCCAGGCAGGATTGATTGAAGTGTCGTGGAAGTGTGTAGCATTCTTGAACTTAGGATGAACGAAACCTGACTTGACAAGTTGTGCTACAGGTTTAGCTCGATCAAACTGTTTGATTGCCTTCTTACCTACCCAAGAGAATTGGGACTGACGATTGACAACTTTGCAGGCTTTGTTGTAGTCGTGACCTGCTCTATTCATCACAACAGTGGCAACAGCCAACATGGCTTCGAAACCCTCTGTGTTTGCTTCATAGAAAGCAACACTCTCAATGCAAGCAGTGTTTGAAGCATAGGCAGGTGTAATGAATGCCATAGACAGCAGCATACATTTCAGTTTAGAAACCATGTTGGATTCCTTTCATGTAGTTTAAGCGTTAGCCACCACTCTGTTATTCTTGTTCTGAATGATGGCTCTGATGAAAACCCGAAGTGTCTAGACCTAGCATCTCATATGCACGTTTAGCCACATCAGAATTGATTTCAGCAGTCAGATTAACATGGGTGATAGCATTCAAGCAAATGGCAGCATCAGTATAATGCATCTCAGAGATGATGAATTCCAGACGGTCACGCTTGCGCGTAGGACGTGCTGGGGCATTAGGGATGCCATCATGTAGGATGTTTGCTTCTTTCAGAAACTCTCTGAATGTGATATGAACCATATCATGGCGAACATTTGTCTTAGGACCAAAGACTGCATCAGTGGTCGCATTAGAGAAAGATAGATCAGAAACATAGGCAAGGTGAATCAGTTTAGCGAACTCAGGATCAACTTTGATATAAGTTGCTAGACGTTCTGCCCTTGCTTCGAAATCTAGGTTCTTGTTGACATCTTCAAAGATTTCACTTGCTGTCAGGCGCATTCATGTTCCTTTCTAGTAGTTTTACAATGGCATAAGAATCTGCCAGATCGTCTGCTGGTTTAGCATATTGCTTTAGACCAAGCTCATCTGCAAATGATATCATAGTTTCTTTCTCTACACAATCAATCACTTCATCTTTCTTTGCATTGCCTTTTGTTGTGATGAACTTCTTGACTTGGGTAGGTGCATAGACGGTAAACGGAATACCTGCTTTGTGTAGCTTGAAACGTAAGATACCACCATTCTCTGCAATGTTACAAACAAGACCTGCTCTTGCACCCATAGCATATCCTTCAATCGCAATCATTTCAACCTTATTATCTTTCAGGACATTCAATGCCCATTCAGAGATCAGATCATACCTTTCCATATCAGTATTCCAGATAGGATAAGGTGTCAGATCAATGATTTTTGATGTTGAATTCTTTAGTGCTTTATTGACACTACACAGATTGTAATAATGATGTTTATTTGTTGTCGTGTCTAGGATGCAAATAGCAGGACTAGTAATAGAGTAGTCGATGCCTGCCAAGATCATTCTTCGTCCTCTGTGATTTCAGATGAACAGAATGGGCAATAGATAGGTTCTTTTTCTTCTTCTATCTTTTTTACTACAAAGTAGTCTGCACCGCATTCAGGGCAGACTAGCTTATATTTGTAAGAGGTTGTCATTTGTTAATGTACTCAGGGTTGAATTCATTAACATTTAGCTATAAAAAAGATAAGAAAAAGTGAAATTCGGAATTTTAGTCAAAATGCATAGAAAAACATCAATAAAATCAATGACTTACAAGCGTCAAAATCGCTATTTTTGAAAATGTGACTAGATATGCACGTTTTAAAAACATCAATAAAATCAATGACTTACAAGCGCCATTTTCAAAAGAAAAAGGGTGCATTTCTGCACCCTCGTATCATTTAAAAAACAGTCCCATCAGTACACCGAGCGGCGGGACTACCATACCCACTACACGTATACTTGTTCTTATGATGCGTCTATCATGCAGAGGCTTACAACATTCCATACAGAACTTGAAAATGTTTGCCAGGTATCCGTATAGCAGCAGCAAGCTGACGGCAATAACAACAAATGCAATCATTGATACTCTCCAAAGTCGGTAGTGTCGTCTACATCATCAATAACAGAATTCAAAACATAATTGGTATTGTTTGTTTCTTGGTTTGCATTCTGAATAGCATCAAGATTCAACCAGTGTTCCATATACTTTAGTGGGTTCTGATTCACTTTGATGTTATGAGGTAGATAGAGCAATTCATAAACATCTTTAGCGTTCCAATCAATCCATTCACCGCAACGGCTCAAAGATAGACCATTCACTTTCCAACCACGCTCTTCAAAGATATAACGATTGAATGCGTGTTCACCTTCATGGACTTCTCGCACAATATCAGCAATCGTTGATTCATGTTGAATACGCCACTGAATACCTCGTTCAGTTTGTAGCTCAATCTTGATTGCTTCGCCTTGTAGTGCCTGATGGACAAAGAATTCATCTTGAGCAATCTTTGCTACTAGCTGACCGATACCGATAAACTGTTGGGTATCTTCAATGACACCGAATGTAATAGCGAAGCTATCCATGAACTGTAGGCGTTCTAGGCAATACAATGCAACTAGACCATTCATCACGATAGGATAAGCTTCTTCATCAGACAACAGACCTAGAGTGTATTTTGCGCCTGCAATCTTCAAGTCATGAAAGACTTTACCGATTGTTCGCATTCGATTGTCCAAGAACTCATTATTCAGGATGCGTTCGAATACCTCAGTTGGGTCAGGGATACATTGTCTTACGATTTCAGAATAGGTAAGGCTGTGAGTTACTTCAATCTCTGCTACCTTCAAAACAGCTGCCCAATACTCGCTGTTCGTGATGAACGGACCAAAGCAAACAGCAATGCTTCTGGCAGCGATAGAATCGGCTTCCCATTGATAGCAGATGTTTTCTATCATCAACTCACGCGCATCACCTGAACAGTTCGCCATATCGATTCTAGACTGCTCTAATGACACTTCCGTCTCGGCCCAATCAATACTCTTTTGCAGTTTGTATAGACTGAACAGTTTCGGGTAAGTCACATTGACACTATCATATAGTGCTGGTGCCTGACCTAGAAAAAGGGGATACTTCCCCTCTTTCCAGGCAGTATTTTCTGTATTGAAAACATTGCTCATAGTGTACACCCGCCTCCAGCGCAGGCATTTTCTTGTTCTACTTGGGCAGTGCCAGTAGCAGTATTAGAATAGTAACGAGATTTCAGTCCAACCTTCTGACGATAGAAGAACTGGTGCATTTTTAGTTTCATGCTAACCTTTTTATCTTCACCTGCAGGATATTGATGGTAAACATCTGCACTAATACCTTGGTCAGCAAACTTCTGGAAGATAGCATAGACTTCCACTAGATCATCATGATTGATATCCCAAGCGAACTGATATTTGTCTTTCAGTCGGTCATACTCAGGAGGCATGAAGATAACCTTGGTGTTACCAGAAGTCTTGATAACTACACCACGACGAATCGGATATAGACCATTAGTATCACCATTACGAATAGAAGAACTCTCTACTGGCATGTGGTTCACTAGACTGCTATGGCGTAGCCCGTATAGCTTGATCTCGGCACGAAGACCTTCCCAATCACATAGTAACTCTTGGCTAGTAATCTTGTCTACAAACTTGTTGTAGGTGTCAATAGGTAGCCAGCCATCAGCATAGCGGGTACGATCAAACCATTTACATTTGCCTTTCTCTTTAGCAAGCTGAACAGAGGCTTTCAACAGAGAATACATATGCAATTCTGCTAGACGGTGGCAGTATGCTTTACCTTCAGGAGAGTCATAAGTCAGACCTTCTTTCGCTAGCGCATAAGCTAGGTTAGTAATACCAATGCCAACAGAACGTCTAGCTTTTGCTGTATATGTAACTTGAGGCAGCGGGAATTCACCTTGCTCAATCACATTATCAACCATCAACAGGGTTCGGTATGCAAGACTAGGATATTCTTTTAGATCAAATCGACCTACGGGAATAGCAGCTAGATTACAAATAGCAACTTCTTTATTACCCATTTTGTCAATCACATCAGGATCAGTTTCATATAGTTCAGTAACGTGGCTATATGGGCCTGTAGGCATGATGGCTTCCAAGCATAGGTTGGAAGTATGGATTCGATCTTTATATGAGGTGTGACGGTTAGCAGCAGTCACATTGAATTCATACTGTCGGCCTGTAACTTCATCCTCGATGATGTGTTTCTTCAATAGTTGACGGGCTTTGATTACTTCACCCTTACCTGAATCGATATATTGATCTAGTAGAGTTTCGAAACGGGTACACTCAGGTTCAAAGAAAGCATCCCATAGATCAGGTGCATCTTTATACGAAATCAGCAACCAATTTTGATTATAGAAAGCACGTTTGACAAATGACTCATTGAACATAAAGCAATTATCAATACCATCAACACGATTATCAACTACTGTTGTCGGGTTTCGCATTGCTAGCAAGACAAAGATTTCAGGATCAAGTGCATTCAGATATGTGGTGTACGCCCCACCTCTCGACCCTTGAAGGTTAGCTTTTGTTAGTGCTTGTTGGGCCCGGAGATAAGGTAGTTTGCCACCATGCTTTATAACGCCACCCCGAACTTTATCACCTAGACTTCGCGTCTGTAGATACCCACCTTGACCGGCAGAGGCAGCAGTCATTGACCAGATAACATGATTCTGCGCATCAATACTTTCTAGCTCATCAGTAGACATACTGACACAGCACGAAGCAAGACCTTTCTTTTCAGTGCCTAGATTGTTTTTGTTTGGTGTTGGTGTATTGACAAGAGAATGCTTCAAGTCATTATACATTGCCACAACATCATCTAGCCTACGATCTAAAGGCTGAATATGATGTGCGCCCATCGCTTGACGCATCAATGCAAATTGCGGTGTTTCTTTAGGTTGCCGTGTAGTCACATCAGAGATCAGATATTTCTGAATGTCTTGCATGACTTGGGTAGAGTTCAATTCAAAGTCTGCACTATGGTCAATCTTTGAATTCAGATAATCTAGCTCACCATCAGAATAGCCTTGATCTTCATAGAACCCATCTGCTACCATCTTTCGATAGTATGATTTCAGATCAGGTAATGTGTGGCCACCGAATACTTTCTTATAGAGTTCACCTATCATCAATCGACCTGCCATCTTCATCGATGCAGGGGTTTCTAAATCAATACATACTTTTACCAGAGCATCATGAAGTTCTGATGTTGTCGTGCCGTCATGACAACGTTTGTATGCCTCTGATGCTACAGAAAACCAATCAACACCTACATAACTTGCCCACTCCGCCCATTTGATTAGCTTAGACGGTTCGAATTTCTCAATCGTACCGTCACGTTTTACAACCGTATTAATCATTCATGATCCATTCTTTTAGTTGATCTTTTGTTGCGATACCACCTTTTTGCTTGACAAATACATCATTTTCATATAGCGCATAAGTAGGGACTTGGCGAACACTTAGGGTTTGGACTAGGTTAGAACCTTCGTCTGTATTAGACATGACTTCTTTGTATTCGATATTGAATTCTTTGCAGAGCGATTCTAGGATAGGGCCTACGATCTTGCATGGCATACACGTAGGCGATTTGAGCAATACAACTTTCTTCATTTTGATTCCTCTTCTTTGTTCAGCAGATTACTTAGTGCAACTAAATGACAGTATACACAACATGTTGTATTTTTGCAACACTATTAGTAAAGGAATAACTATGGCACTACCACGCCTACCCAAAGATACAGTACAATATAAGAATAAGTGGGTGAAGAAAGCGACACTAAGACCGTTCACTGTAGGCGAGCAAAAGATCATGCTCCAATACAAGGATGCAAAGACGCCTCAAGAAGTATTCGAAGCACTCTACAAGATTATGTCTCTCTGTGTGACAGGGGTTGATGTTGCTACTTTGCCCGTCTTTGTCGTTGAAGAAATGTTTCTTAGGATCAGAGAGAAAGCAGTAGGTGATAAGATAGATGTGGGATATGTTTGTAAAGCCGATGTCGAAGGCAAAGAATGTGGCGGCAAGATTCCATTTCAAATTGACTTGACAAAATTCAAATTGACTGAACCCGAAGGATACACCAACAAGATCATGTTGGCTGATGATATCGGTGTTGTCATGAAAGAATTGCCTCTATCCTTCTATATGGAGAAAGACACCGATATCACTGATGATGAAGTGATGCTATCTTGCATTGATGCTATCTTTGAAGGCGATGATGTTACGATGGCAATTGATGTGTCAAGAGAAGAACTGGCAGAATTCTATGACGGCTTATCCCCTGCCATGAAGTTCAAGATTGAGGAAGCATTTGTCAACAAGAAACCTCATATCTATCTAGGCGAGAAACTTGTTTGTCCTAAGTGCGGTGAAGTGCATGAGATTGAATTCAACAATCTATCTGATGTTTTTCTCTAATGTTTGAAATGGACTTAGTCAGTCACTTTGAAACATGCAATTACCTAAAAGAGAAGGGTTGGTCTATACATGAATTGTATGACCTTTGCCCTTGGGAATTGGATGTATATGCAATCGTTATGAATAATAGAGAGAAAGAAAAAGCCCAGACTTGATTGTCTGGGCTTTTGTGGTTTAGTTGATGATAGTGATTTCATCATTCAGTTCCAGAACAATATTGAATGTCAATACATTTCCGGATATAGTATAGTCGTCTGTATATAGAAGCACACCGTTCCTATAAACCAAGATGAATGTTGAGTTCAGAGGATCGACAAATGACACAGTGGATTGGCCTGCTGTCGCTTTGAATGATGTTCGCTTTAGAGTTGTGCTTTTATCTCCTGTGAGGTAGGCCATTTTATACCTCCAGATAGTTTACAATCACATCAACACTTGATGCTGCACTAGAAATGACTTCTAGAACGTCGCCTGTCTCTAGAACAATCTTTTGTTCACCGCCCGCTAGAAGCAGTGTGTCGCCGGCAGAGATAGGCGCGTTCTTGATGATGTGACCTACAGTAGCGCCTTTACTGATTGTCACCGATACTGTGATGCTTGAAGCAATCACGTTAGCAGCAGACACACCAATGATGGTCAGAGGACGTGATGCAGTTAGAACAGTTGTTTTTGTTGTGCCGATTGCAGGCACTACAACCGATTTGAAATTAGCCATCTATATTTCCCTTATCTGAATTTTGTTTGACCGTTGACAGATGCATTTGCCATCTTCCATGCAGCAGCATTGCCAATCGCTTTGTCATTTGTAAAGAATTTCTGTGTTGGTAGAAATAGAACGAACTGCCAATCTTGAGAGGGTATCTCGATTAGTTCAGTGTCGATTCTATCTACACGATAAGTCTTGACGCAAGGTGCATACAATTGATGTTGTGTCAACCCTTTTAATACATCATAGGTCAGTCTTAGTTTGATGTTGTCTCGATATCGTTTTTCATTTCTGATATCAAGTAGAATATCAAATAGGAGTGCCCTACGTTTAGGCTCAAGATGGTGTAGATTCAGGCCGTGCAAATACTGATGCCCGTCTTTCTTCGTAGAGTTGAAGAAGAACACAAGTGGGAAGGCGTCATAGTAAGGCAATGTCTCTTTATGCACAGGATCAGTATACGCAAAGGAATACATTCTACCTATGATAGGCATGCCTTTTGATTTGGTCTTGGTGAACTCATTCTTTAGCCTGTTGAATGAGTAGCTGTCCTTAGTGATGCGCTTTCTAAACCAATCTCTCGCATCGCGGGTATATAGATTGACCAGAGGACCTGTTGTCTGTCGATATAGATCAGCGTATCGCTTTGACGTTTTAGATAAAGCTTGATCCTTTGGTAGTTGTGTCTTTGCTGCCATGATTAAAACACCAATAAGATTGTCTATTGATATTTATTAGCAAGCAAAAAGCCCTGGTCAATTAAGATCAGGGCTTGTTTTTATTTTTCTTCGTCTTTTGAATCAGAAGATTTGATCTTTTGACCTAGCAGAACAGTGAAGAACTGTTCGGCTTTTGCTTCTAGCAAAGTCATGATCTGTGGAGAGATGAAGCCTGCTAGCATCAGGATACCATCACGGTATTCCATCGTTGCTGGTATGAATGGGCTAATCAGATTGCCAACGATGAACGCTAGGAAGCAGTGTAGAATGAATTGAATCCAGACAAACTCACGTCTGCCTTTGACCACTTGGTTAACATAAGTTGCCATACCGCCTACAAGAGATAGTAGGCCAGCTAGGATGATATCAGACAAACGTTCTAGGAGT